GTATAATTACCACCTCGTAACAATGTAATTGCAGGATTATTGCCTGTGTATCCCGACACCGTGTACACCCCGTTTTGTCGTGTCACAGTGAAGTCGTTGATCAACGGAATATCAGTTGCCCCAACAAGAACAGACGCAGGGCCTCCTGGCACCCAATAGTATTGATTAAAGTTTACAAATTTATCAAAATCAATTTGAGGATCCCATGTATAATATTCGCTGGTATATAATCTGTCGCTGTTGTCGGTAAACGCACCCTGTGTGGCTAGCGCATCACTAATTCCAGGATATGTGATAGCATCTTCAACAGTGTCCGAGTCTAGCTTCTTAAAAATAACGCCGGGCTCTAATTGATAATCAGTACGACTTTCTGTTGGCTCAACTACATATCGATCAGAAGCATTGACGCCTGGTCCCGCTTTGCGTCCAACATAACCCTGAGTCTTTTTAAACTTTGGTTCTTGTACCAGTTGATCCAACGTGGCTGCTAAAAACTGTTTGTTTGTGGATGTTTGAAAAATTTCAGGTAAAAAATCTACCGTTCTAACTTTTGCCATTAAATTACTCCGCTGCCAGGGGCAGTTCTAAGATTGGTACTTGTCAACGCTTCGATGACCTGAATGTCAACCACTGTGGCTGCATTAACAAAAATTTCATTGGGTGCTGATCTAATTTCATACAAGTCACCGAAGCTCTTTTGTGAGTTTAACGGAACTAGCACAGCAGAACTGATTATATCACCGAGCTGTTGGTGCAAGTATGCAGATAATTCTGAGAAGTAAAATGTATCACCAAAATCCCAGTTTTCAATTGCAAAATAAGTGTCCATGCTAGCAACTACCAAACTCTTGATTTCACTGACAGATGCTGTAGAATTACTTGCACGAATAACTTTAATAGTTGCTCGTAGTTGTTCGGCTGCTTTTGCACCAAACAACGGTTTGAATCGTACAGGATTTACAATCATGTTGTCTGACACCATTTTATAATCTTGCAACCCTGCATACTCAGTACTTAGCTGATTGATCGTCGGTGGTATTGGCTCTGCAACTGTTCCAGTTGCATCTACAATGTAGTTTCTGTATGAGGTATAATAATCTTGTGTGACCACATACAAGTCAATGATGTTCGACGTGCCTGGGTCGATCCGGGTTGTCAGAGGACTGTTATGGCGATATTGAAAATACAAGTCTTGGCGGCCAATTCGTGACTGATAGTCTGGTGCCGATTCCAATGCTGTTTCCAATGCTGTAGTTAATATCAATCTATAAAAGACAGATTCGGTATACGCATAAAAAACTTGGCCAACTAGATACTGTGCTTTTTCTAAAGTAATATCATCTAGTGTTGCATACCGGGTATTCACTACCCCGGTATTGACTAGCAAATAGCGCTCAAGATTGTCAAAATCTACTTCCTGGCGAAAGAATACCAACTTGGTCGACGATGCTACATCAGGCGCAACAATTTCATCAAAGAAATCAGGATTATCAGGAATGCCGTCGGCGTCTCTATCCTGCCACGACACCAGGACCTGATAGTCGTCGACATACCCGTCGGGCTGTACTGGTTGATCAATAATTCTCATTGAGATATCACTGTCCAGCGGCAAGTTAGAATCTGGTCTACTGTTTGTTTTTAATACTCTGACAAAATCACGAATAACAGTGCCAGTGCGGCTGTCATATATTTGTTCGTTTCCGTAGAAGAAGAATCGTGTTTCGAGTACACTACCAAAATAATAATTCAATGCACGTGATGTTATAGTATACGAGGTTCCGTCAGTGACAAACTGTATGAACCAACTAGAATCCAAGTTGGCGCTGGATGTATCCTGAGCATATTGCTGGCTCCACGGCGCATCAACATCAATGTTGCTGGCAGTGATCAAGTACCACTCACTAGTTAGATTGTTATATCCTAGTCCAAAATTACGATATAATTCTACTTGTGTAAGAACTTCTTGTCTTAGTGTAGTGCTTAATTCTGTGATGAACAACGGTATAACTTCAACACATACTGCATCAGTGGGAACATAATTATTCAGTACAACAGGGCCAAGGCCGTTACTAAAATTGCCCAACCCCTGATTTGTTCCTTCGAGATATACCGCAGTAGTTGATGCCCAAATTGTTAGTTTCTCATCAGCTCTGGTCGGTACACCGAGCTGCAGGCGATTGTTGACATCAAAATAATAGCCGGTAGGTGATCTAAATTTAACCAGGCTTCCAACTTGTACATATTTCATGTTGTTGCTAGCATATGTGCCGATTGGCACAGGATTACCTGCTGCATTTTTAAAATATCCAGTGGTTTCGTTGGCCAGTGTAGTACTTTGATTCCAGCTCACTGCCAATGGTGTTAGTGACGGTCTCGTATAATTTGCATAATAGAATTGACTCGCAGCTTCACGGCTCAGTAAGGGCTGTACTCGATTCGTAACTACATCAGTAATATCGTTGATAGTTAACCAACTGAACAGAAATGTCGGTAATTCGTTTGATTTGTACAAGGCGCCGTCGCTGCCAAATGTGTTTGTGGAACTGTATTTTCCGGTGTTGTCGACTAGATCAAGATAACGACTTGTGCCAATTGATGCTCGGTTCAATGCTTTGGATTTAATAATGGAGTTATACGCAGTAAACGGAAAATTATTGTAATCTTCGCCGTTGACCATACGATTTTGCGTGTAGTACCTAGCAGGAGCTCGCTGTTTGATATCGTCAATTGTTTCGCGATTAAGCGCATTACTCACCGGATTGGTAATTCCGCAATTAAAAGTAATAGTCTCTAATTGTCCAACACGGCTAACATAGCTGATACTTAGTACGACATTTTGCATTTCTTCTGGATTGATAATATATTGCAATCCATTCGATGCTCGTACATATGCGCGGAACAGTCCCACTGGAATTTCAGAAAATACGCCGTCACCAAAGTTCATTGTAATTTGATCATTGCTTCTGCTTGTTACAGAGTACAAGGGGCGCAATGCAGTTTGTTGCTCAACTGCGGCGGTGTACACGCTTTCAACAAATGCCCATTCACGTGTAATATTACCAACATTGTCAAGTTGGTACAGCCAACGATCTGTGTTGTTCACGCCTTCGATGTTGATATTGACCGATCGATTAGAAATGCGTTCTGCCAAGTTAAAATCTTGATTTTGCAGCACTCCTTGTTTGAATAAGAAAAAGAAACCAGTGTCGGCTGATGCAAAACCTAATTGATCGTTACGGAACAACATGCCAAATTGTCCAGTTGCCCGTGGACTTGGCTCGTATACATATTCTACCCCGGCCGGTAATCCGCTGGCAGTGGCACTGACTGCTTCAAACGGCATATTGATTCCGTCGATTACGGCACTGTACGGTACAACTGGTAAAAATCCAGGGACTAAATTAACTGTATATTCGTCTGTGCGAATTCCCTGGATTGTTGTTCTGTTACCAGGGCGTCCAATTCTTTGTGTGTTTACCAATGCAGCATTGACAATCGCGTTGAACTGTTCTTGCCAGTCGAAGTTGGTAGGGTCAGCCCAGTTGACTGTAAGATTTGCTAAATTGATACCATTATAATCTATTAGATTTTCTGTAGTCTGCACTGAAAACACTTTAAGGTACCCAGATGCTTCTGTGTTACGCTTGGGAGTATATCCAACCAGTGTTGCAAGCTTGACTACGCTGTCGCGACGTTCAGCAGTGTCTAAATAATTTTCGCGTGTGTTGAGATCAGTACGGAAGGCCAATGCCTGGCCCATGAATGCCATTACATCTAGAATGGCAATAAATTCTGACGACTCGATGTAGTCATTGAATGTTTCTGGATAGTATAGTCGTACATAATCAACAAAGCTCTTACGCAGGGTCTCAAAATCGTAGCTCTGGAAGTCAGCTTCGCGATAAGTTTGATAGATTCTTTTCCAATCCTCAACTCCAAATATCGCAGTTTGTCTAGTAGTGTTTGCCATAATAATCCATCTTGTAGATTATTTATGGAGAAAATAAACCACCCAGTTTATGTTAAATGTAAGTTGCAGATCGTGTCTGCTGATCAAAATATAAACTTAGGAATTCAGTTGTTTGTCCCGGTACTATTGTTAGTTGTAGCTGAATCAAGATTCCGTTGTCTTGCGGAAATAGTTCTGCTGATTGAATATAAATTCTAGGATCGAAGCTGGCTACTCGCTGTATTTCAGCCAATATTGCTCGTTCTGTATCTTGTGTTTGGTTTTCAAACACATAGTTCCATAACAGTGTGCCGTATCCAGGGCGGCCAACTAACTGTCCCTGCTGTATGTTAAATGCATTCAGCAGATCGCGTTTAACCAAATCAAAATCTAGTAATGTAAATTTCTTTGTCTGTCCAATTGTGTTAAATCCTCTGAATGTTGTCATAATACTATTTACTCAGTTAACCAAAGAAAGACGATATTGTCGACACTGCGCTTCGGGCAGATGATACTATACTACGGGCAGATGATATTGCGCCGCCGCCTGATATTCCGCCGGCTAAGAGGCTCTTAGCCTGTTTGGCCAGTGCGGTCAATGCACCTGAACTGACAGCTTCGGGTGCAAAATTTGGCAACGGAATTTTGTCACTGCCGATCAGCTTGGCAGTAGCTGCATTCAGTGTGGCTCGGTTGACTGTGCCTTCGTAGCCTATTGCCGGGGCAATTCCTGCCACTGCTGCCGGCAACTTAAAATCGTTAAAGTTAACTGCAAACTGTCCCAACTTGGCCATTTGCTGCATTTGACCAAGCAGTCCCGAGACTCCGGGTATGTTTCCTTTCGCCCAGTCTAATGCATTGTCGACACCAAATTTACTGGCAGTGGCCAACAATCCGCCGAGATCTGCAATGCCACCGTCGACTAAGTTAGATACAGTGCCGGGCAAGTTGGTCAATGTTGTGATAGTGTCGTTGACGTTGGCAATTCCAGTGTTTATTAAATTGGTTGCAGTAGCTTGTAATCCGCTTATCCCGCCGGCATTTTTAAATGCAGTCAATGCAGCAGTAGCTGACGTTATACCGAGTGCTCCTATCAATCCGGTATTACTGGATGCAGTAGTTGCGATTGGCCCTGGGGGTGCTACAATTTCGCCAGTTTCTACCAGAGTAGCATAGCTTGACTGTATTAGCCCCAACTGTATTCTATCCTGTAGTGCAGTGTTGATCAATAAATTTTCTACAGAAGTTACTCCGTCAATACCAGTCCACACTGTGGGACTACTTAACACCGTGACAAACTCAGCAGGGTCTCTGATAAATCGCGCCGACGTGCCGGGTTTTACATATCCAGTTTGTTCTAACTGCTGTGCTGATAGTCCGTATCTGCCAAGTCCTGATTCATTGGTTATCACAGTGGGTTCCTGGCACACGAATGCAGCAACGGCTGCTATTATGGCCTGAATCTGACTGGCGGTCAATAGGCCAACCGATTCTGTCACTGTGGTTTGTGCAAGATAGTCTGCTGTGGTAATTCCGTTGGTAACTGGCACATCTGCCAGTGACGGCAACGATGATAAAATTGTAACACCATTGGGTGTGATACCAGCAACCGTGCTGCCTGCGTATATGGCGATCAACGGAACAGTCGGAACTCCTGCTGTTCCGCGGTCCAGCCTTGATAATTCAAACTGCAAACTAGTAGTGGTCAATGACTGTAGTACATCACCGGGGAATAACCCAACAAACGAGCCTGATGCAAGTTGCTCAAGAAAAATTCGCTCGGCCTGAGCAACTGTTGCATCAGCTGGGCCGTTTAGCGTGAACAACTGTCCGTTGGGTAGATTGAAGGTAAATTTTGCCATAGAATATTGTTATTAAAATCCGAATACCGAGCTAATTTTACTGATTGCGCTTCGTGCTGTGCTAATGCCCGACGTAACACTGCCGGCAATTGACGAAATTCTCGACACAGATGAAATTGCGCCTGACCATCCTGCAGGAATCGGCGAAGCATTTGGCGGAGCAGTTGGTTGTCCAATTTCCATTGCAACATCAACACCTACACCTTTGTTATGAAAAGGCCACGGTTCGTGGCTCGGTGCTCGTGTTACAATGCTTTCTAACCCAATGGGCGCAACTGACCACCCTGTTGCATTGTTGAATTCAGTGTCGGGCATTACATATTTTGTTAACGGAATAGGCGCGGCTACTCCCAGAGTGCCACCACCGTTAAGGTCGATTGTCCCGGCCTGCAATGCCATTGATGTTCCGGCATTCCAGGATCCGGATGCACTGGCCAGTGCCAGACTGCCATCAGTAAGCACGCCAATACGACTTTGCCCGTACATGGTTATTTCCTGGCCAGCATTTAATATCAGTGCTCTTTCAGTTTCTATTGTTGTTTCTACTATACTTTTCATGTTGATCTTGTTGCCGGCAAACATGTTGATGTCTTGATCAGCATGAAGATTCAGCGTGCCCTGTGTTCTAAGGTTGATCGAATTGGTGGCATACACATCCAATGTGCCCTCTTGGCCAAACTCTAACCAAGTTTGCCCATTGGCATGTACAATGTAAAGAAAGTTGCCGTCGTCGCTCATTGTGATTTGATGACCAGACCCTGTTCGAATTCGTACCAACTTATCTTTGCCAGTGAGATCTCCGTCATCTAATACAATACTATGGCCGCCACGGCGACCCACAACTTGAGCATCAGTTGCTGTTATTGATCCGTCTGCAATTCGTGATTGTACATCATTTTCACTTATGCCGCCTTGATAAATTGCTCGACCCGGGGTGCTCAGACCAAAGCAAGCACTGGGACTCTCTCGCTGGCTGGTTGAACTAATTGGGCCACGCTGTGCATCTGCCAGCGTGCCTTGCTGAAAC